GGCTGAAAATTTCATAAGTAGAAATTGTTAAATAGCGTTTGTAATCAATGGGCAAAATATATTTGCACAATCTCATTCTAGTCGCTTGACCTTGAAATGTAAATAGCCTAAAATAAGAAAACCTCCGAAATCTGTTCGATAACAAAACAGAAGTTCAGAGGTTTCACTTACCCTAATAGAATGATACATGACAATTATTAATTTCGTCAAGACTCTACCTGAGAACCTAGTTTACGCTCCAATATATAAAAAAGATGCTCCGATGAAATCAGGCCGTAAGGCAACTGGTAAAAATCCTTTAGAAGAATCATGGGAAAGAGATTTTGATAATCACGACTTAGAACTAGCAATAGACAAGAATCCTGACCTGCAAGCTGTTGGCCTTTATACAGGTATAAGAGGAAAAGGTATCGTAATTCTTGATATTGATAAAGACCATTCAGTATTAAAAAGAAAATGGTCTGAAACACTTATAGGTGCCCCTAAGATCACTTCTACTAAAAAAGATGCAGCAAAGTATGTCTTTACTGTTCCAGAGGTTTTATGGGGTGATGTTAAAGGGCATGGCCTTCGTAAAGAAGAAGGTGGTAATTATGAAATACTTTGGGGAAGAAGACAAGGTGTTATCTATGGTGCTTACCCAGGTGGACATAGTTCAGAAGAAGGATTCTATGAATTAACTGGTGATCTTTCAAATATACCTGTAGCTCCTGCTTGGTTATTGGCTGAGATGAAAGCTCCTCCAAAACCAGTACAAAATAAAAAAGATTTAGATTTTAGTGATAGAACTGAAGATGAGATTGCTCAGATCATCCATGAATGTCTTTCCGTTATATCTCATCAGGGTTTAGGTAGCAGAGAACATTGGGTCAAAGTTGGAATGGCAATTCATTCTGCCCTTCCTAGTGAAATGGGTTTAGCATTATGGTCTTTCTGGTCATCTCAAGATCCTGACTTTGCAGGAGAATGGGAAGAAGCAGGAGATCACGATACTCCCTGCACTACTGCTTGGTATTCATTTAAAAGTGGTGGTATTGGTTTAGGTACTTTAATCTGGTTGGCCGATAGAGAAGATCCTGAAAGACATAGATTTTCTGCTGAGAACAAAAAGATTGTTAGTAAAGCTGAAGATAAACAGGTTCAAGAAATTAGAACTTCTACTCTTGATTTTGGTGATGTAATTAAACGTGCCAAAAATATTCTTGAGTTGGATAACCCTGCTGAGATGAACTACAAGTTAAATACTTTGGCATTGAAAGCTGGCTATAGAGATCAATCATCTTTGGAGAAACTTATTGTTGATCAAATTCAATATGAAAGCCAAAAAGGTATTTTAGATTTGGCTGACCTTTATGCTTTAGATATTCAAAGAGAATATTTGATACCTGACATTCTTCCTACTCCTTCAGTTGTTCTTATTTATGGTGCTGGTGGTGATGGTAAATCCATGAGTGCTTGGACTATGGCAAAACATATTGCTACTGGAGATCCTTTCCTTGTTAGAGGCAGCAAAGTTCCAGTTGATAAGGGTACTGTTCTTTTACTTAATGGAGATCAACCTTTATCTCAGCTAAAAGAACAACTTGAAGAAGTCAACCTTCCTGTTACTAGCAATGTAAAAATTCAAACTGATTGGCAGTTACAGAGATATGCTCAGTTCATTAAATTAATGCAGGAACATACTCCTAAGTTAGTTGTTATCGACTCTCTTATTGGATGTAGTGGTGGTAGAGCTTTTGATGAAAACAAATCAGATTTTGCTCAACCTTTATATTGGTTAACCAGAAATAATGGTGTCCTCTTTCCTAAGACAACAATCCTTATAATTCATCACGCTAATAAAAATGGTGGATTTAGAGGAACATCTGCTATCAGAGATGCTGTTGATGAAACTTGGAAACTATCTAAGCCAACTCAGGAACAGGTAAATAAGGTTGGTCGCTCCAGTAGATTTATTACGATTGAAAAATCTAGGTCTGGAAGAATGGGAACTCAGATGGTTATGAAGATGAATGATGACCTTACATTCTCTATAGCTGATTACACTCCAGAAGTTTCTAACGATAGTGAATCTCCTACAACTGTTCAAGATAAAGTTTTACAGAAGTTAAGAAAGATTCATCCAGAAACTTATACGATTAATCAGATGATTCACGATCCAATGGTTGATGGTAAAGATGCTGCGATAAGAAAATCGTTCCAAAGATTAATTAAGAAAGGTCTTATCGAACTGATAGAAAATGAAGCTTCTAATAAGTCTTATAAAGCTATCCTCGCGTGTGGAGAGGGTACATATCTTGTCCCATTGGAAGAATCGTAGTTATACCAGTTAGTTTCGGTGGGACAACTATGTGAGACAAGATAGATTGTCCCATTGTTTTTGGATCGTGAGACAATTATACTTGTCCCAACCACTTGTCCCATACCAAATCAATGTTCTGGAGCGTGATTACAAGGAATGAGACAATTTCAGCCACTCTCCCCAGAGAAAATACTATTTAACATCATTAGAATCTGAAAGTATGACAACACAACAAAGAATCGAAGCTGCAAAACAAAGGATTGCTGAATTGGAACGATTAATTAAGGATTGGGAGACTAAAAGTTAATACAATGAGAATGTGATAATATAAATTAAAAAGATATTCATGGCTCAAGTTGGTAAAAAACCTCATGGTAATAAAAAGTATTATCATGTTTTAATAGATATAAACAGAGGGGAATTATTTGATAAATACATTCGTGAACAGCTAAAACTTAAGCCTACGTCTTGGATTAGAGACATTGTTTACAAATTTTTACAAGACAATATTGATAAAAATGAGTACGATAAAGCTCTACAAAAGGATGAAGAGAATTGGAATCAAGCTGTTCAAAACCGATTACAAGGTAGGGCACTATCTAAAATCCTTAACACTATAAGAAAAAACACAAAACAAAATGAGTGACTCTAAAAAACTACAAAGACTTAAAGATATTAGACGTAAAAACTTAGAAAAAAATTTATTAGACGTTCAACTAAAAGGGCAAGATCATTATGTTTTTATTAATGACAGAAAAAAAGCTCAAGTTGTTTTTAAAGACGGGCAATGGGTCACTGAACACATAAGAACATCTATTTTAAAATTTAATTATGAGGTAGATAAAATAAGAACTTTATTGGTACGAGATTTTACTGATGAAGAACTTAAGGAATACGAAAAAACTTTTTTATAGGATTAGTTTTCTTTTCTTTTCTTACCTGACTAACAACGAGATTAGCTTCAAGTTCTACTAACCGGCCCAACATTGAAGCAAGAAAGATATCTTGTTCTAACTTATGTTTTACAAGATGAGTGCAGTATCTTTTTATAGTATCAATATCATTACTTGCCATAATTTCTCTACAACGCATTTCAACATCTAACTTCATTTCTAAAGGTGCTGGTTCAATGTCTATGTTGAGAAATTTGTTAATTTTCATTTTAAGGAAAGAGTTGTTGTTCTAAAATCTCTACTGCTTTATCGTCTAAATTATTTGTAGTTTGTTTAGCAAGTGACTTCAATAAGTCCACAACTAATTTTTTGACAGCCGTTGTTGTTAAGAACGTCATCAAAATTGGTTTTAAAATTTTATACATAAAAAGGTATGTGTTACGTTCCAAACATACCAAACATTAGCGATTTTGGCCTTCTAATCTGCTAACCGCTTGCGATAACTGGTTTAATCTGTTGTAAATATCTATTATGGTACGTTCTCTACGGTTACTCATGTTTGACAACACCATGACAAATGCGGTAGCTGCTGCTCCTAGTAAAGCTGCCTGTACTTCTGTCATTTGCTTAAATCCTTAATTATGTCTAGTATGACTAATAAAACTATTTATGGCAGAAGAAAAGAAAAATACTCCTTCACAGGTTATTCCAGCAGAAGATGACAAACCTGATTATCAAGAAAAAATTACGTTTTTAATTTCTACTGTTGCTCAAGGTTTTATTCTTGCTTGGTGCTTAGTAGTCTTATCTCTTGGATACATAAAACTCCCTAACAGATTATTTGGTTTAGATATACCAGACCAACCTCGTGTCGATAGCACGTTTGCTGCCGGGCTTTTGGGAAACATTCTTGCCGGGATGGGTGTGTCTGTTAACGCAGCACAAGGATCTAAGAAAAAAAAGAAAGATGGTGAAAACGGTACAATCGGTAACTCCAATGGTAGCGTTCAAACTATAATAATAAAACAGCCCCTTGAGATCGTCACAACAAAACCTGACGTTATCAAAGTTGACCCTAATTCATCTAAGAAATGAAAAAGTTTTTACCCTTGCTTTTACTAGCATTTCCAACAGCTAGTTTTGCAGACATCACTCATTCGATCCAATCAGTAGCTTCAGTGTCTACTCTGGGTGCTAGTGCAACTTCAGAAAGGATTGCAGCATCTATTAGTGTAGCTGGTACAAACGTAACTCCTAAAGCAAATACAGTAGCTGGTCAAATTGGTTCTCTTGATTTAGCTGACAATGGTATTGCTAGTGGTGTTCCTACTATTGATTATGATACTAGCTTCAATATTGTGAACACAGGCGATGCGTTCTCTGTATCAGAATCCTATATCGCAGCAGATGCCGTTCCAAGTTTACTATCTGCCACAGTAACAAATGGTGCTGTTCCATCCTTACCTCTTTTGGGCAAAAATACGGTTATAGCTGGAGGCGATCCAGGTTCTGTTGCAATCACAATGGATAGTGGTGGTGCGTTCACTGTTAACTTGGCTGATATGGGTGCTGGTACAACAGCTACTCTTCAAACCAGTATTACTCTTGGCTTGGATTAATGAGATGGTTATTGCTTTTGTTTATCGCTTTTTATAGTTCAGATGCAAAAGCTACAACTCCAAGATTTGCTGCCAATCAAATGCAGTCAACAAGTAAAAGTATCAGTACAATTAACGAAACTATCGTCACTGAAAACTATAGGACAGGCTATAGCTATAGTGTTTCTGGTACAAATATCCAAGTTAAAGATGGTTCTGTCATATCACCTGATGCAACATATACAACAAGTCAAAGTACAGGTAAAGTTAGTTTTCAATGGGTAACACCAGATCTACCAACCAAACCTCAATGGGAAATGGTTCCAAATTCTTCAGACTTCTCAATAATGGAAAACTTTTTAGCACCAGGTTTAGACGCAGTGTCAATAATAACCAGAAATCAAACAATAGAAACTGTGCAAGATTCCGTCACGCTATTTCAGTAGCTTTATTGTTTTCAAGTCCTACATATGCAAACACCACAATAAGTTCGCCAAGCTCAAGTAGCCAAGGAACAGTGGTCAACCAGGGTTTCCAAACGATTCAAGGAAACTTCCCAACTCATAGATTTTCAAATGGAATACAATGTCAGTTACCAACATTGGCTTTCACTCCTTTTATTACTAAAGGAGAAGGGTTTGATACTCCCAGAATTAATAAATCACGAACCAATATATATGACACTACAACGGATAGTGATACAGGTCAGTTGCTTAACCCTGGGAGTATTTTATATGTCGCAGAACAGGAACGAATAGATCAAACGAACCATAACTTATCTTATGGAGCGACTTTAAGTTTTCAAATTCCTTTAGGTAAAAGTTTTAATCAAGAATGTTTGAAAGCTGCACAGGCTCATAGAAAAACACAGGAGTTTATGTTGGAGGCTAAACGTTTAGAGGTAAACCTTAATCGTCTAAAGGTATGTGCAACTATGTTGAAAGAGGGTATTAAGTTTGTTGGAGATGACGCTATATCTTGCCGTAATGTTGTATTAACCACGATTCCAAATCAAGTATTACCTCATGCTCACAAAATAAAATAAACATCGGTCCTGGGCTCACTACCTACTCGTTGGAGTAGAGGCTGTCAGGTAAGCGATGTTTAAAAGCATCGGTCTTGGGCTCACATCTACCTTTTCAAGTAGGGGCTACCAAGTATGCAATGCTTAAAATAGACAAGCTACGGGTAGTTACTTGTCTAAATAAGATAACTTGTGATCAGACAAATTATCTTTACCCTAGGTGGGTAATATTCATTATACCTTATCTTTCTTCTTTGTCAGCTTTTTGATCACATTTTTTACTAGTGGTTTTACAAGCTGGAGAATAACAGGTGTAGTCGCAGCCACACTAGCAATAACAGCAGTAGAGACAACCACGCTAGCCGTTGGGATGTATTGGTCCACAAACGGTACTTCTTCCCAGATTGCGTCACAAGAACCCTCCAATAACCCACGCTCATATTTTACCAGCCTTTCCAATCTAAGCTCATTTCTCCAATCCCCAGGTCTGTATGGAGGACTTTTTGGTGGGCATGGTGATAATTCTTGTTCTTCTTTCTTTTCTTCTCCCTGTGACATGAACACACCTTTAAGTGGGATACCTTCTGTATATCTAGAAGAACCTTCGGTTTCTATAGTGTCATTGGGATCATAGGCAATAGACCTAAACTTTTGCCTTTCTGCTTTTGGCGCGTTTGTTTTATCTTCTTCTACAGGAGTTGTAGTTGTTATCGGCCCCTGTGGACAAGTTGCATATTGTTTACGGTTATAAAATACAATAGTTGGATTCTGGGTTATCTTTAAATCTCTATTAACAAGATCACAGGCAGGTTGTAAACCTGTAAGAACATTATCACTAACAAAAGGTACAGAAGGAATATCTACAGTTGGTATCTTTATCTCAGGAACTTTAATCGTAGGCATCTCTCTTCTTTAATACCTCTACTTCCGATGAGCATTTAGGACAAGATAAGTTAGTCATCACCGAAAACTCAGGATAACCAACCATCCCATCTTCAATGTCAATGTCACCACCTATTATTAATTCTGTACCACACCAGTAACAATCCATAATTAACAGTCGTTAAAGTCAGAGGCCATATTTCTTCCTAATTTACCACCTTCTCTTCTTGCTGTGTTAGTAGCAAAACCAGATAAGAACCAACCGACAATAGGAACATTAGATAACGAGGTTGCAAGTCCTGTTCCTGTTGCTACTGACGTTCCAATAAGTTGTCCTGTAGATTCACCTTTAGCCCTTTCTTTTATACAAGCTATTTGTTTTGCTGTTAACTCACCATTATTTACAACGGTTATATCTTTTTCTCCAGCTATTTTTTGAGTTTCTTTTGTAGATAAAGCTTTACTAGCACCTAAGAACCCTGCTGGTTTTTTACTTGTTTCCATAGATGCAATAATCCTTGGATCATGCATACGATGTCTGATTCTATAACCTTGCATATCAGCTTCAATCTCGTATGTAGAATATTTACTAACAGGTAGATCAAACATAGGTAGATTAGATTTCTTACTTAATAAGCTAATTGTATAAAAATTAGAAGCAACAAAGATAGTACCAAGTCCTACTGATATTCCTTTAATAATATTGTTATTCATGCTTTTAATTTTTTGCTTTAAAAACTATAAATGGTGCATTTGGATATGAATTACAAGTATAATAATCAGGTTTACCTTGATTCTCATAAATCTCTTTTAACTTATCTTCAGAACAGCGTTTATACGATGCAATATGACACTCAGCAATATTACGATCTTTATTTAAATAGACACCATATTTATATCCTTTACCTATGTGTTTTTCTTGCCAATGAGAAAGGTCTGTCGGCAAATAACCTATATTTGTAAATTGTATGAAACCAGTTGTTGGAAAAATCATTTTAAAATTTAGTCCAATCTTTTCCTTTTGGCACACCAACAGATGGACCTGTCATTTTTGGTAAGCCTTGATCTAATACCTTAGGCATAAGTCCAGAAACATTACCCATGACTTCTTTCATCAAACGGCTCTTGAAATTCTCTGAAGTTACATACTTATAACCAAAGTACCCTCCACCAATAACAGAAGTTACCATTAAGAAAGAAATAATGCTTAAAACATTAGCAATTTTTTGAAACATGATTAAAGAAACGTTTTTAAGAGCTTTAGTACCTGTTACTATCATAACCTTCACAGGAATTTTAGCCTTAGCTCCACTTTACGTTACGCTAGGAATCGTAACAAGACAAGTATCAACTGAAACTAACTAGCTTTTTTTCTGCGATAATATCTAGTTTTACAGGCATTAGAACAATATTTTCTTCTTTGTTCTGTGGTAGAAAATATTTTACCGCAGCATCTACACTGCTTTTCTATTATTTCGCAATAGACTTTTTTTCAGTTTCTTCCTCTGCTCTATCTTTTAATATTGCATCAATAGCAATAGCTCTATCTTGACAATTTTTTTGTACCTGAACAGCTTGATCATAATTTTTTTGTAGTTCCTTAAGTTCTTGCTGAAGTTGTTCTATTGTTTTACGAGCCATTCGTTCTGATGTTTTTTTAAGTGTAACAAGATTAATTTAAATTATCCATACAGTAATACCAAGTAACCGCTACTCTTTTTTCACCTGACTCTAAAGGTGTAGAGCAATGTGTAAAACACCAGTTTGACGGAAAGAATAATCCGTACCCTGCCTTTGGTCTGTATTCATGGTGCGGAAGCATTTTAAATTTAGTAGCTCCTCCCTCAAAGTCATCTTTCAAATACAAAACAAGAGAAATCTGACGATGATAAAATTTACTATTTGGGTCGGGGCAAGCATCATAGTGCCAGTTATATTTTTGATCTTCTGTGTATTGTAAAACTTGTATCTCTTCTCTATGTGAACTTGTATTTTTTGCACCTACAACAGGATAACAGTCTAAAACAAGATCATAATTAAACAGTCTATTTTTGTATTTTATTAAAGCAGTATTTATGTTTTCATGTAATAGTTTTGTGGCAACGTCATTTTCATCCATTGCCGTTCCAGTGCTTGATCTGATGCTGGTATCTTCTCTTACAGTTCCGTTTGTATTAAATACAGTATTAACTGCAAAATCAAGAGTATCTATATAGTCATTGATAATTTTTAAGTCTTTATCATCAAGAACTTTTATTTCCTGTATAAATTCTTTCAACTACCTCCTTCAAGTGCTGTGACTCTAGCTTCTAATTCTTTAAATGCAGCAACAAGCATTGGAGTGAATTTACTATAATCTACACCTTGAAGATCTTCTTCTTGTTCTTCAGGATTGTCATCTTTGTTTTTCATTCCATCTTTTACGCCAGTAACTTGTCGATTAAAATAACCTGTTTCTTGAACCTCATGTGCGATAAAACCAGTATCATAACCAAGATCCGGATTACTTTTCCATCTATAATTTACTGGTCTTAATGCCTTTAGTTTTGTTGTTGCATCAGTGATATTTGATACATCTTGTTTTAATCTATAATCACTACTAGGATGCAATGAAAATGTACTGCCATCAGTAGTAATAGTTCCTACAGCAGTGCTTCCATAATGAAATGTTATTAAATGTCCTGTGCCACAACTGGTTAATCTTTTGATAAACAAAGCTGTTCCATAACCACTACTACTTTTAACAATAGTTATCGCTTCAAATCCACTACCGCTTCGATATGCAGACCAGCCAGCACTATTTAATGTTCCAGCAGAGGCAGCGGAATCATGAAAGTTTACAGCTTCTAGTGTTGAAACATCTATTGTTGAAGGTAATCTTGCATTGGCTAAAGTTCCTGATGAAATTAAACTTGCATTATTGTTAGTCGATCCGGTTGGTCCGGTTGGTCCAGTTGGTCCGGTTGGTCCGGTTCCTCCCGAAGGTCCTGTAGGACCGGGCGGTCCTGTGGGTCCTGTGCCAGATGGTCCAGTAGGTCCAGTGGGTCCGGGTGGGCCTGTAGGTCCTGTTCCAGACGGACCTGTAGGTCCTGTTGGTCCTGTTGGTCCTGTTGAGCCTTGACTGCCTTGAGGTCCTTGCGGTCCTGTTGGCCCAGTGCTTCCGTCATCACCTGCTGGGCCTTGCGGTCCTGTCGGTCCTGTGGGTCCTGTCGGTCCTGTCGGACCAGTTGGACCAGCACTTCCACCGCCTGATATTTCAGCTACACTTCCATCATCTTTCTTTGTAAATAATTTCCCATTATCGGTTCTTACAGCTACTTCACCTGTTACTAAATCACTTGCACTTGGATCGCTTCCACTTGCTCTTTTAAGTCTTATTTGGTTCGACATTTACTTACCTCCTTATAAATTAATTTTAGTAAGTTCCCCCATCAATGTTGAAACCAGATGTAGCACCATCTTCTAAGAATGTGACCAGGTCAGACAATGCTACTTGTTTCATCGTTCCAGCATCGTTAGTTACAAAACGATCTCCTGTTGCAAGAGTTGTAGCAGATGCGGATGTAGTTCCATCACAAGCTGCATTTATTTCTGTTGCTGTTGCTGTGACTCCATCTAAAATATTTAATTCTGCTGCGGTAGAAGTTACTCCGTCTAAAATATTTAATTCAGAAGCAGTAGCAGTAACACCATCAAGAATATTCAACTCAGCAGTAGTTACAGTCGCACCATCAAGAATTGCAACCTCTACAGAAGTCAGTAAAGCTAAAGCAGCAGAAGCACCTGACTGCATACCAGATAAATTATCTAAATCAGCATCATAGGCTTGAACATTAGAACCGATTGCTAAACCTATACTTGCTCTAGCAGTTGATCCGCTTTCAAGAACAAAGTTTGATCCATCACCAACGATGAAATTACCATCAGAAGGTGTTAATCCAGCAATATCTGTTAACTGTGCATCAAAAGCTTGAACGTTTGTGCCAATAACTAATCCAAGGGCTGTGCGTGCAGCAGAAGCACTTGTTCCACCTGTACCACCATCACTAATAGCAAGAGTACCTGTTATAGAACTTGCAGCTAAATCAACAGCTAATTCAGTAGATTCAATTACAAGACCGCCATTGGATTTTAAGTCAAGAGATAATGTATTTCCTGATTTATCAAGGCCATCTCCAGCCGTAATTTGACCAGCACCAGAAAATTGTGTAAAAGCTAAGTTATTTGTACCAACAACCGCAGATCCTTTATTAGTACTACAAACAAATCCGTTGTCAGCATTTACTGTTCCTTGATCTACAAATACGAATACAGAACTAGCATCATCACCAGTAGCTAAATCATCTGTTCTTGCCCAAGTACTTGCTTTGCAAAGATACAGTCCATTTTGACTTGCTGTACTTTGATCTTTAACAAGAACTCTTTCATCAGCAGATACGGCAACACCATCAATAGTTTGCGTACCAGATAAAGTAATATTCGCTGTGGTTGCTACTTTTACAGCTTCTTTAATATCTAATCCCTGACTGACTCCATCTACATAACCCTTAGTCGCAAAATGAGCATCAGCAGTAGGAGTTACACCTGTTACTGGATTTGTTGCACTTGCTAATTCATCTACTCTATTTACTTGAACACCAGCATCAAAGTCAGATATTTTTGTATGAGCAATAGATGGAATATCAGCAGCAACTAAAGCTCTAAATGTAGGTGCAGCATCACTTCCTGTTGTAGGTCCAGATAAAACTTTATTTGCGTTCTGTGTAACTGTCTTACTTACAAAAGCTCCAGAACCACCAACGGTAATAATTGAACTTGCAGAAGGTGGAGTAGATCCATTATCGCCAAAACCGTAATATAATTTCAGGTCATTTTCATTAAAAGCTAATTCAGATGGGGATAAACTAGAAGGTGCGCCAGCCGATCCACTCGCTGCTCTTTTTTTAATTCTTATAGTGTTTGACATGACCTAAAAATTTCCCCCATTAACGAGTGTAAGTTTGGTAGTAGTATCATCTGCTTTAAATGTACCACTAGATTGGTGATAATACACTATAGAGTTATCAACTGCACTACTTGAATCAATAGCAGTCGAAGCTCCTTGTGGCCCTTGCGTAGCTACAGTGACAACAGAAGTCTCTCCATTAACAGTAACAGTATTTTTAGTAGTTGTTATGTTTACAGAGGTCATGTTGTTGTGTACCCTTCACTTACAAATATAGTACCTTCTAAATAATATTCTTTGTCACCCGATCCATCTACTAATAAAACATCATATTTTAAAATATCTGGAGTAAAAGTAGCAGTCTGTACATCTGTTAATCCAATACTCACTGACCCTGCTGCTCTATCTGTATAAGTTGTTGTAAAATCGGCATATTTTGTGGTGCGTGTTTCTTCCCAAACCTGTGCTACTACAGTAAATCCTGTTAAATTTATTGCAGCATTATTTCCATCTTTAAATAACAAAGGAATCGAATGATCTGATCTCCTTTGAACTGTAAAATTATACGTTCCAGGTTGGATTGCCATTAGCTTCCCTCAAGTGCAGCAACTTTAGTTTCTAATGTTTCTATTTTAGCAACTGCTTCCTGTAATGCAGCTACAAGTAAAGGAACTAATTTTGATTGATCTATAGATTGATAAACAGGGTCACCTTTTTTAACATTACGCATATTATCATCCTGTAATTCAACTTGATCTTTTGTGCCTGTAATAGCCTCTGGTACTGCGGTCACTTCATGTGCAAAAAAACCATCAACTGTTGTTGAAGTGTCAGCAGTAAAATTAAATCTATAAGGTTTTAATGTTTTTAGTCTCGTAATACCATCTGAAATACTAACAGCATTTTCCTTTAATCTGTAATCTGAGCTTGTTGCAAAAGTTACTGAAGAAGCGTTACAGGAAATACCACCAACTGCTGTTCCCGTTCCAGAACTCCCAGTATTGTACTGAATTTCTAAAATATTTTTTTGGCCACTAGCATTTAGTAAATTAACAAATAAAGGTGTACCCCAGCTATATTGATTTTTTACAAGAGCTAACCCATTAAAATTATCACCATTTGTATAAAATGCAGCACCACGAGTTGTTAAAAAGTCAGCAACATCTCTAGCATGAGTGGTTAAACTACCGTCAGATAAAAAAGTCCATCTTTCTGTGCCAGCCGTAGAAATAGCGACTTCATTAGCAGCACTTCTAAATAATCCAGTATCAGAGTCACCGTCAAAAGATATAGCTGGTGCAGCAGCAGTGCCTCCATCATCAGTTAAAAGTTGACCTGTCATAGTACCACCAGCAACAGGTAAAAGACCTAAATTAGCTGTATTGATACTTCCTATATCAGTAAAAGCACTATTTGCACTATTTCTAATTTTTAAAGTATTTGAAGTGGTATTAACAAAAAGCATACCAGCAACACATTGACTTGATGATAAATCCGATGATTTTGAATTACTTGACTGAATCGCCCCAAAAACATTGTTCAGGTCAATTCTTACGTTTGCTCCTGAAGCATCTTCAATGTTGTAATTAGTTACGTCAGCCACAATTAAATACTCGTTGTTTTCATGTTAACCTCCTTTACCAAAACCAGCAGCACTGTATGTAAAATTTCTATCAATACTAGCATTACTTGAGTTTTTAAAATGAACTGTGAAGCCAGTTCCAGATATACCACTTAAGACAAAGTAATCTCCTGTTGCCATATTTTGTGGAGAGATATTAACAGAAGGTAAAAAACTATTTAAGTTTCCTAATGCAGACGTTCCAACGAAAAATGGTGCTGCAAATGTGACTGCTTTTGCTCCTGCTCCAGAAGCTATAACAGCAGATTGTTCAACTCTTGATGGCATTGATGCTGTGTACCCTGCTTGTTGAAGATTCATATTTTGTGCTGAGTCAACCGTTTCTAAAGTAACTCTGAACTGAAATCCTCTACCTTTAAACACTCCATTAGCAAAATCGTTGAAATCTGTATATGTAGGCGAACTACTAGGATCATCAGTCGTGGTGCGTACAGAAATTCTTGCATTTGCTTCATTAGCAACAGTTCCATCAAAATTTTCCCATGTATCTATAAGATCCGTTCTGTTGTCAAATAAATCTCCTGTATAATATCCAACACCTTGAAAATGTCTTTTCAAAGTAAGAGAAAATGTACCACCTAAATCTAAAGTATCAACAAAGTCATAAGTACCAGTTAAATTAGAGGCTGGATTGGTGAGAATCAATCCACCTTTATCTGTGCTAAAAGTTACGTTAGATTTTGTTCCATTAAATGGTGTACCGTCAGTATCTTCTCTATCTGTTTTTATGGTAATAGAATCAATAACATCAACAAGAGATACAGTTATACTTGCTGCCGTATCACTAAACCTACCTCCATCATCTTGAAACTTAACAAGATATGTACCAGCTAATGCTGGAACTAAGGCTTCAGTTGCGTTACCAGGTACAGCTTGAATGATGTCTTGGGCTGCTTGGAATACAGCAGACCCTCCAGTTAAATTTGAATGTCTTATATAAACACGACCACCATGTAATACATCAATAGCAGTTGCTTGATTGAATCTTATTCTTGCTAGTTGTTCATTAACAGGTTCAATAGTTAATCCAGATACGTTTTCTGGTACAGCAGTTTTACCAACGGCATTAAAAGTAGTTTCTGCTGGATTTTTGGATAAAAATAAGGCTTGATTATATGAAAGTACTTGAATTGTGTAAGTACCTTTTTTACTATCTAAAAGTTCAAAATCAGTACTAAATACTACTTGTGAAATAAAATTAGTATCTTCATATTTGTAAGTAATAAGGTATTGAGTGACACCAGTTACAGCTTGCCAGCTAATAATAAGTTTACTTCTAGCAATATTATTAATTACAACAGTTTTTTCAGCAACATTTAAAAAACTTGGGGATGGTGCACGTTGATTTAGTAACGATATAGTTCTTGTTGGTAAAGAAACAGTTGGATCATCAATAAAATCATATTTACCGTCAACATAAGACAAAGCTGTAATTATATAGTTAATATCATCCTGTTCTTCTACTTGAATTACCCTAAATAACTGAGTTTGTAATGTTGCACTGGATATTAAATAAGGAGAATTAACATTTGGTGCTGATGTAAATGCAGAACTTACAGTTAAAACTGCACCTGAGATATTAGATATAGATTTAGATTCTACCGATCCATCTGAAAGAATTACGCTTATTGTTGGGCTATCAGTTAAAGACGGTAAAGTTGTTTGTGTCTCTGCATCAATAGTAATGGTAGTAGTAGTTGCTGCTACGACACGACCACCTCTTCTAGCTCCTGCCCTCACTGGATCGTTTATCTCAATAACGGCTCCAGGTCTGACCACTACACCAGAATCTATCGAGGTTGAAAAAGTAACTGTTTCTGATTCATTTTGTTCAGCAAATAGTATTGCTCTCCCAAGTCTTATTGCCTGACCCCGTGAAGTGCAAGCAAATGCTTTGACTTGTTTTACTGTCCTTCCAACATTTGATATAGATGTTGAATCTTCTACAGGTTCAAAATCAATTTCTTTTGAATCCATATTGAAGTAGCTAACAGAAATAACATTATGACGTTGTTTTAAACTACTTCCTGAGTAACTAAAACCTGATTCTCCTACATTGGCTAAATTAAATAAATAACTAGCTGATTTTGATTCATCCTGCGATAAAGTTATGCCTCCAGCAGACCATATTGGCATACATCTCATAACACCAGCCAAATCATTTATTGCTGCAAATGCTTCTTTAGGACTTTGAATATTAACATTGCAACTAAATCTAGCTTCCTGATTATTTAAAAGATCAGAAACTAATGTATTAGCGTATTTACTCGCGTGAACAAAACTAAATAAATCTAGGTTACTGTCAACAATATGATTTCCTAAACCATAACGAGTATTTGTAAGGAGATCAAGTAAACACATTGCAGGGCAGTTGGTGTAAACAGCAGCACCCATAGTTCCATTAAAAATATAACCATCTGGATAAACTATTCTGCCAGTTGCATTATCAACACTAGGTGTACCAGAACTTGATGCCCCTGCCCCTGGTATTCTTACTTTTATTCCTCTTATTCTGTACGCTCTTCTTGGGATGCGATTGAATTGTTTACTATCTAATCGAAGAGCAGCATAAGCACTATTATCATAAGTTGAACTGTTATCTATTACTTCTTGAATACTTGTAAATTGAAAAGCATTGATTCTTGATGCGTCAGTACTGTCTGCCGTAATTCTAACTACTCTTATATCTACAGGAAAAGAACCTGTAATATTTATTCTATGATCTCTGGCATAAGCATCTGCTGTTCTACCACTAACAGAAGTACTTATAATATCTGAATATCCACCAGAATTGTATTGAACCTGTATCTTGTATTCAACAGTATCTCCTCTAACATCTCCATCATCTTCAGCCACTTGAATTTGAGGCCAAGTTAAAGTAACAATAACTGCATCGACATCTGTATTTGTAATTTGTCTAGTAACAGAAGCAGAAGTGGTCACAGTAACGGCAACAGCAGTTGGTGATCTGGTTTCTGCTGGTATTCCAGGTAATGCTGTTTGACTAGACACACCAAAACGAGTGTCGAACCCGACATCTGCAAAATTAAAATCTACTGCTTGTGGATTAGTACTATCTGCACTAGCATCTAAAACTGGAGTGTCATCTAAAAATACATCTTTCTTTGCAGCTTCTAAATAAGCAGCAGTTCCCTTTGCTCTACCTTCTTTTGAGGCTGTTGCAAAACCTTCAATCTCTCCCTCAGATATTAAATCTTGAATAGTAGCAAAACTTCTACTATGTAAAGTATCAGGAGCACGATAAGGTGCTGGTGGTGGTTTGGGAGCAAAGAAACCTCCAGATCCTTTAATAAGTTTGGGTTCGTCTGTCATGCTTCTACCTGATTAGTGTCTACTGCTGCTGAAATAACTACAGAACCAGTAAATATTTCTCCGTACACTATTGGTACAGGTGTGCCAGCCCTTGATGTGTTTTGCACCCCACTAAAATTAAAGGATAACTGTGGATCTTCTTCTGAATTTTCCAGTTCAGGTAATGGAAATAATAAATCAGAAACTCCTGATAAAACTAAAGCTAGACCAACACTAGCTAATCCTTTAGAAATTAAACTAACGTTAGCAAATCCTTTAGCAAATCCAACACCTAAACCTGATGTCATACCTCCACCTGCCATAGGAAAAGATAAAAAAGACACACCAATCAACGCTGCTCCTAATAATATTTTTCCAAACCCTTTACCAGCACCACTAATTACAGGAATAAAATGTATGTCCTGTTTACCCACAGGATAATGTATTTCTTCCTCTCCAATATCACTATCGCCTACTTTGATTTGGTAATATTTTGGGTTCATGTAAGACTCTATACCTGGAAAGTTATAAACTAAAAAACTTACAGCTTTACCTACTGTTTCAGCTTTTACCTCGAACTCTTTATGTCCGACAAATTTTGCTAATTCTCCATATAGTTTTACTTTACGAAACATACCGATACCTCTTTCCAGTACATTTTAACAACCATTCAGAATAAGGCTCTCTACAAGATAGTCTATCGGTTAAATGATGAATTACATCACCATCAAAAAATAATGCCACATGATTTAAAGTTGGGTGCAATATGGACATTAGAAGTACATCACCATTTTGCAGCTTTTCATCATATCTTAGTTCCCTAAAACCTGTTCTCCAAGCACAACTTTCAAATAATGGATTATCTAAAAATTCTTGCGGTGTGGTAGGTCTATCCCAATCTTTAAGATGTATATTTTTTTCTTCTCTGTACCAATCTCTAACTAAACTCCAGCAGTCAGTGATACCCCACACCCACTGACGACCCAATAATGGTGGTTTGTATCCACATGGTTCTAAATATGCCCATTGTTCTGTCTTTGGATTAACAATATACCAAGGTAAATTACTGTCTTCACAACTAATCTTGTCTGCTTGACTAGGAGTAGGAGGTGTTATGGGATGGCTATGAACAACACCAACAATTTCGCCAGTATTATCTGCTTTTACATAATCTTCTGGATCAATAATAAAACACTGATGATCTGTTATCGACAGATTACGACATGGATAATACCTCTCTTTACCCTTAACATTTAAAAGAAGTCCACAAGATTCTTTTGGATCTTCACATTGAGCATGAAGTAGTGCTTTATATTTCCAAGTCATGCGACAAACGTACCAATAGAAGGAAAATCGCTTCTTGTGCATTGACGGCCTGGGATGCGAACTCCAGCTAAATCCGTAGGAGCAGCAAGTTCAAATTCAACAATTTCTCTATTTTCTGTTGATTTTCTATCTATAGAATAAATTTCTTGCGGAAATTCTGCTGTATTATCTGCTGTAGGATTATTACCGTCAGCAAAATTAGCAGCATCTATAAACTTGGCTAATGTTCTTATTCTAGTTACTGTTGCACCTGTAAGATCATTACCAGTTGTAGTTTCATTCACACTTAACAATATTGCAGAAATTAGTCCTGTCGCATTACTAATAATTATTCTTGGTCTAGGTAACTGACCTTTTTGAAAAGCAAAACCTGTAGCTTGTATTGGAAATCTTAGGTACTCATTACCAGCCCAAATTATTTTTCCATTTGCATTTAAGTTACTACCAGCATGAAATCTATAAACTGTAGTCGCACCATGTAATGTGTTAGATAATTGAAGTGTAAACAATTCAATAATTGCTGATGGATTAATAGATTGCAAATCACTAAAAGTAGCACTTAAAGAAATATATCTAACATCATTATCATAAACTGTCTGACCTATAGAAGTTGCCCAACTTGGTTCACTAGAACCAGTAGTACCAGCAGTAGTTACTTTAAAAAATAATCCAGCACTTGCACTCGTTGGAGCAATAATGTTCCCAACAGATACGCTAGTGTTAGAAGTCCAAGTAGTTGCCATTATGATGCTGGTTCAAATACTTCTCTAAATGTAGCTTGAATAGTTGCTCTATTGTTATAGGGTATCGACTTGCTCCATGCTTCGCAAACAAATTCAGAAGATGAACTTTCCCCTGGAGGAGTAAATGTAAAACTGTCAGAGTCGTTTGCACGGGTATCTAAGAAAGTTTCTATAGTATCTGAGTCTGCCTCTGAAACATTAAAGGTAAAGTTAAATATTTTGGGGTTCTGATGCTGTGCTAATCCAAATAAAATTCTGTGTTCATAACCATCAGCAAAACGAACAGTTCTAGTATTTGGTGCGGATCTTTTCTGTTGTCCGTATGTAGGTTTTATTGAAGGAAATGTAGCCATTATGCAAGTAACCCTCCAGGTCTTTGTTGCTGTATTAATTCAGATTGTACTGCAACTGATATAAGACGACCAAGCTCTCTTCCCTGTGCTTCATCTCCTTCAACAGCAGAACCAGAGGCATCTACATTTACAACAACACTTGTTCCGCCACCTAAATCGTGATTTGGAATAATGTTTCCAGAAGATGCAGGTGTAAACATTTCTGGGCCACGCTCTCCAACTATATAACTCTTACCTTTACTAACAGGGCCACCTGCTGCTCTGCCAGGAAAACCAGGAAATATACTTGTTAGTAATGAATTAACACCAAATTGAATAAGTGATCTAGAAATTTGACTAAACACACTCCGAGCTACATCTCCAAGAGTTTTAGTTCCATTTATTGCACCTTCTATTGCATCAACCAACCCTGTCTCTATTGTCGAAGCGATTCCTGCATATAAAACATTTAACTTTTCTAATTCCCGTTTTAATCGCACTTGTCTTTCTATTTCTTCCTCATCAAATTTAACTCCAGCTTTTCTAGCAGCTTCTATAAGTTTATTTTTTTCTCTTATGATTTCAGCTTCTCCTTGCCCTAAAGTAATTGCATTATTAAGAAAATTTATTTGATCTTTTAAAGATTTAGTTATTTGTTCATACTCTAATCTTGCTAATTCTGCTGCTCTTGCTCTTGCATCTTCAATATTTTTTGCCTTCATTAATAAAACAAGTTCATTTTCTAAGTCTTTTCGTTTATTTCGATTTCTTTCTTTTTCTATTTGTGCTACTTTTGCCATAATAGCTGCGTCATCAGTAACATTTTTTGCTTGTGCTAATAAATTTGACCTTTCAAAACCTAATATCGGCTTACTCAAATCATTATTAGCACCTCTATTAAATAATTTTGCTATTTCAGTACCAAGCCTTGTAAAGAATTTACTCATTTCATTTGTAAGGTTTTGACTACTGTCTGCAAATGCTTGTAGAGCTTCAACACCATCTTGTCCAACTAATTTTGTTGTCTCTTCAACAGCAGCATTATAAGCAGCTTGTTTGCCTTCGGTCTGTTCAATTAATTTTAAATATCTTTCTGTATCAGTTCCTAACAATCCAAAAGATTTTGAAACCGCATCAATATTTAAAGTTTTAGGATCTAATGCTTTTCCAAGATCACTTAATCCTTTAATTGCAGTAGTAAGTTGTTGAAGAATACCAGTAGCAACAAGACCTCCTGCAAAACCTCCCATCTGACCACCAATCTTAGTTCCTGCAAAACCTCCAGTAAAACCAGCAATAGCACCCAATGGGCCTTGTCCAAATAATAATGGGAACGCACCAGAGATTAGTCCACTTGTAGCTGCTGCTTTATTGCTTTTGTTATTAAATTTATCAAGTTTATTTCCTTGAGCTTGTGCTTTATTATTTTTAAGTTGTGCATTTGTATTTTCATTAATTTGAATTGTTTCTCTACCTAAAGCTGCATTTTGTTTATTTGTTGCTGCTAAAGCATTTTTATGTTCTTTAGTCCCAATTTTTAAACTGTTTGTATATTCTTCTAAAGCATCTGCTGTTGCCATTTGAGCATTGGCAGTTTCACCAAAAGCCATTTTAGATTTATTAACAGTTTTGGTAATAGCTTCCATATCTTGTCTATATTTTTTTAATTCATTACGAGCACTTTGTCCTGCTTTTCCCCCTGTATTTCGAGGATTCATTATATCTATTTGTCGAATATCATCTACACTTTTTGTTAGCTGTTTTACTTTCGTATTTAATCTATCAAGACCAGATTGACCTTTTACTCTTAAATTTATATTTACACCGTAATCGGCCACAGCAAAAACAAAACTTTACTTTAGTGTACCGCTTTTAACGTTTTCTTGCTCGTGATTTATTCTTTGCATCTTCATAAGCCTTATCTTCATATTCTTTCTTTAACTCATAGTAAGCAAGCCAATTTATATATTCTTCCTGAGTCAATTTATTTGTAAGTTCTTTTATTGTCATTCCTAGCTCTGTAGCTAAAAAAAACATAAAAAACCAATCGTTTCTAGCTTTTTAAATCTGCTTTCGCTTCCTCCACTTTGTATTCACTACCAGAATTTAACATTGCAAGTTGAATATCTTGTAAAGTCCCTGCATTAACTTCTCTTCGTAAAGATGCTTTATGACCATCTTGAAATAATCTTTGACCATCTTTATCTAGTGCTTTTGTAATCATAAGATTTAAAGCAAAGTCATCATTAGTTCCTGAATCTCCAGACTTTGCAACGATGGATTCTCTTTCTGCAATAGTTAATGGATTCCAGAATATTTCTAAAACTGTTTCATCTCCATCTTTTAGTTCATACAAATATTTTTGTTGAACACCAAATTTGTTCTTGAGCAGTTCTATTGCTTCCATAAATTTATTAGATTGCTATTCTATTATACTAGGCATTTGCTGTGAATTGACAAGATATTATTCCAATGAAATGACTTCTATCCTCTATTTCCAATGGAGTTGGGCCATTAATATCTAATACTCTAGGTTTACAACTAAAAGTATCTGTATATCCAGAAGCATTTACTGAAGTCAAACCATCAATAACCGCTTCACATATTTCAGATAAAACTAAAGTACCTTTGGATTTTGGAACGTAAACATTACATTGGATAACACCAGCATAATAATCTGAAGATGCTCCCTGATTCTGTAAAGTTGATTGGTTGAAATTTATACTCATTAATATATACTTTTTAGTTTTACCAGGAATTGTAAAATGAACATTGTCATAAACCATTGAAACAGTAGGATCAATGTCTGAAACCTTGTCTGTCACTGCTTTTTCAAATGCTGCTCTGGTGTTTACTAAAGTCATAATAAAAAGTCTTAATAAGCAATAATAGTTTTTGGTTTAACTGATCCAAAACCTTTTGTAGTATATCGTTGTCCAAATCGTACTTTACCTTTATCCGTCATTACTTGTTTTACTTTTTGTCCTAAACCACCTACATATTCTTGCAATTTACCAGTTTCTAAAACATATATAGAATAAACTGCTTTATTACCAATATAAACAGGCTTTTTATAATTAAAAATTCTTTGTTCTTCTCCAATAGGAAATCGTGGATTAATTTCAGGATTTTCAGGTGGTGTTTGTTTTGTAAAAGGAGGTCCTGCTTTTCGTCTTGCAAAAAAATCTAAACTACGTTCTCTTTTGATAGTTGCCCAGGGTTTGTAATTTTCTACCTTATCTGTTGGAATAATTGCAGTTCCTTGAATTTTCCAACTAGAAGCAAAAAAACCTGTCCATACAGGACTAATATCTTCTGATGATAAATCCGTATGAATTCCCTGTAATAGTTCATTAAAATCTGCACTAATTTTACGATCTAAGTCTTTAGGTAAATCTTGTAATCGTTTAGTAATAGGCATTAAAATCGCACCAAAACAGTAAATAGATAAGTTTGTCCACCCTTTTTAGTATCAATATCTACTATTTGTGCAATTCTATTTGATCCGCCAAAACTTAATGTAATTTCATCATCCATATCTACTTGGTTACTACCAATAAGATCAGGTGTTATATATAATTTTGCTAATCTCATCTCTTGACCAGTTTCTTCTTCTGCTTTAACAAAAGATATTGGTACTTTTATATCTGAGTATGTGGTATCTACAGTAATTTGTTCTCCTGTATCTACGTTATAACTAGATACTCCTTTTTTTGTATAAGTAATAGTGTGATCTAAAGAATCTCCTAAAGTTGCAACAACACTTTTAGCTACACTTTTAAATAAACTGTCTAATTGTCCTGCCATTATCCTCTAACCACTCTCATCTGAAAACTACCTGCTCCACCAAGCATATATGCTCCAAGATAACTTTGTAGCCACGGGTAAACATCTAAAATATTATTTATTGATCCTGTACCCTGACTTTCAGTATTATATTTAACTCTAAGATCACCAAGAGCAACCTCTTCAAAATTACCATCTTTACCAGTAGTGCCAGTAATAGCTCCAGTATCATTCGCCAAAGCTCTAGCTAATTCATATTCTGCATACTTAATATTATTTGGAATTGTAGAACAAGCTAACTCAACTCCATCTACCTGATAATTATTTCTAGGAAACTTAAGTGCTTGTCCGTCATCACATCTATCTCCATAAAATACAAAGCTATCAATCCATCTAGTAGCAGATATTAATGATCTGTTTTTCTGATCGTCTGTTTTATTAGTCCAAGTTGAAGAATCTGGAACTGTTTCAAAATAAGTATTAGCTTCTGCCAATGTGACATAACTATTAGCATTTTCTCCTTTTATAGTTGCATTTATGGTAGCTGCCACGATCCTATAAAGTAATTTAGTCTTATTGTAGCGTAAAGAAAAAACCCCACCAATAATTGATGAGGTTCTTTACTGCTTTGCTTTGCAGCTTAATAGTACTAAGGATTAGTACCTGTATCAAGTGGTGTATTAACAATAAGTTCGACTATAGGAATTAAATCCGCATCGTATGTTAATGCCCAGTTGTTGTCATTAGCTAACAGAGCGTTAGTTGGGTTGTCAGCAGCGTTAGTCCACTTAGTTCCCATAACGTGATAAGCACTGTGGTAGTCAACAGACATAACATCTTGCTTAGATAAGATGTTTCTATCTGATTCAATACCTAGAGGAGATTGTTCACCTTCAAGAATTGTTCCTGACTTAATTAAGTAGCAACGGAACTCTTTCTGATGACCTGTTGTACCAGGCTGAACTGTATTAACTTGTGAGTCAATAACAACATTCATTCCAGCAAATTGGCCGATGCTTCTTTCGTTAACACCGACACCGCCACCACCCCAAGTTACTGCACCACCAGTTGATAGAGCAGATGTTGAGAATGTAAGCATACC